AGCAGCATAAAAAGGCTTTCGGCAATGCCGTCTCTGACATCACATGGAGCACTAAGTACCAACCTCTGCTTCTAAGCGCCATCGCCTGTTTGGAGGCCCGTAAGCCACCTGTCAACGCCGATGAGCTTATGGATGCTGTCCTGTTGAGATGGCCACCAGGCAGCCGTGCCAGGCAGATCGCTGCCCAAAACCTGAGCCAGTTTCTCCAATACTGCACCCAGAGGCTCCACTACAAGGCCTGCTGGCAGCCACCTGCCAAGCTTTCGAGCCATGTGGGTATGAAACCAAAGGGTGCTTTCAAGCGTGAGGGATACCCACTCAGTGATGTTCAGATCCTGAGGCTAATCGAAAACCTATCAGCTAATGAAAGTGGCGAGCGATGGCGGTTCGCTATCCAGTTGCTGGCTACCTTCGGCCTGCGGCCAGAAGAATTGCGCTATCTCGTGCTCAAGCCTGGAGCGAATGGTTCTCAGCTCTGGTGCACCTACCAGAAAAAGGGAGGTGGGGGGCAGACTCGGCCTCGTCAACTGCATGCACTGCCTGTTCGTGATATTGACGGAAGTTCACCAGAATGGAAGCTAATCGAACGCTTGCATCTCCATGAGGCGTTGCCGTCACTTGGTGCTGTGGGGAACGGTGGAGATGCCTTGAAGACCTATCTGAACCGCCAGCCGATCTGGTGTCAGCTCAAGGCAGAGGCTGAATCCACTGGCGACATCCTTGTGCCATACAGCTTTCGGCATCGCTACAGCTATGAGGGTCATCGGATTGGGATCCCCGCCAAGGACTTGAGCCAGGCCATGGGCCATAGCCTTGAGTGCCATCTGCGAGCTTATGCCAGGTTCACCAGCAATGAAACTGCCAATGCCTTTTCTGCTGCTACAGCAAGGCTGGAGGCAAGCCTGGCGGGTGCGGGCCCGGTGGCGGGGGTTGGGGCTCTCATCGCTTGATCACCCCTCTGCCCGGCGGTTGCGGGCATTCTTTGCTGCCAGCTCGGCCACCGCTTCGCTGAACGACCGCCCATCCTTCGGGGCATCCAATGGCACCGAGGGCGGCAGGCTGATCTCGCGATCGGGGAAGAGATGGCGCTCGCTGGGCGTTGGGGAGCTGATGGCCAGCTGCAGCAGGCTTCGGGCCTTCTTCTTGCTAATCCCCTCACGCTTGGCCAGGGCCCTTACCCCCTCGCTTTGCTCCTCTCGCCAGAACTCGCCGTCCAGCAGGGTGTCACGAATCACCGGATCCTCTTCGAGTACCTCACCGGCAGGCACCGGCACAATGGAGCAGCGGCATTCTGCATGAGCCGGGAACGTCACCAGATCGGCCGGGTAGATCCGCCCATGGCGACTAAGACAGCACAGGCAGGTGACTTCGTCGGTGGCTGCTATCCACCGGATGAAGGCGAAGCCTTCGGCCAGGCAGTGATCAATGGCCCCCTTGGCGTAGGCATTGGCCAGCTCGCTGCGGGCGATCTTCTCAGCCCGGCGCCTTAGTCCCATGCGGGCGGTCTTGTTCTGCGGGTCGGTCGTTTCCTCTAAAGCCCTGACAATCTGCGGTGCCAGCTTCATGGGGCCCCACCCACGGGCTACGCCTTCGCTGACGATCTGGGCAATCTGATCCCTGAATCTGGCGTCCTCGCCTTCCATGAAGGCGGTTGCGGCTTGCGTGGCGGCACAGATGACTAGGGGATTGGCCCCAGTGAACTGGGCACCGGCACCGTCCACGATGGTTTGCAGCGCAGCAGCAGCCTCCCCTCCAACGGCAAGGGCCTCGTCCAGATCGGTGGTGAACCGCCGCTGCCAGGCTGCAATCTCCTCCGGCGGCAGAAACTGCTGAGCATCCCGCAGGATCGCCTTGTACTTGGCGGTCGCCTCGCCGGAGCTGTAGGCACCGGGGGCCCTGATGGTGTTCCCCTCGGGGTCCAGGGCAGAGGGCCCCACGGCGTTCAGGTAGGCGGCGTAATGGCGCTTCAGGTCGCCTAGGACGCGATCCAGGGCGGTGCGGAGCATTGCGGTAGTGTTGGCCACCATGCGGGTCTCAAGCTCGCCATCTCGCCGGGGGGGGGGTGGCAATGGTGGCTTCACCAGCAAGTCAGGATTTTTAGGGAAGTCCGTCATAGAAATTATCCTTTAGGCTTCACTCTCATGGCATGTATACCCATTGCTAACCATATAAATGGAAGACCTATGCCACCCGTAGCGATAATCAATAGAGGACCGAGCAACAAGTAAGCGAAGCCGGCAAACCAATGGCCTTTGTACCACAAGCCTACGGGGCCTAAAGCCAAGCCAAGACAGCCGGCCAAGTTGTCTGACTTGTTTGCGGCTTCTAGATAGCTTCCACAGTGCTTACACTTTACCGCATCTGAAATAATTTGTTCCTTGCAAAACGGGCAAGACACGGTTTCGCCTTTGGCGGCGGGTTTGTCTATGGCCGGGAGGATTTTGCTTATATCAGGGAGGTAAGTATCTTGCATCTTCTCTGCATCCCGATACAACTTGTCTAGTGGGATTCGATCAATAACCCTGCTATCAGCGGCTGCCAGGACAAAGGTCTGGCCTGTTGATCGAGACTTACCGGGGTCGGCATCGGACTCGGCCTTCAGCCTCCCTCTCCTGCGGGAATAGCTGACAGCCGCATCGAATAGCTCGGCAGCCGACAGATCAGTATGCGCCAATAGCTCTTCCCCTCGCTTAGGCCAGCCCCCAGAGGTGATATGGTTTTCGTAAGTGATGGAATGGGATTCGCTTGGTTTCTCCATCCCCCATCCCCCGCATCAACAGGGCCAGCAGCGGAGGGCACTAGGCGGGCGGGCATCACCCCCGGCACACGACGCAGACGGCGGTGAGGGTGCGGCCTCCCAGCTGGGCGAGGGCGAACGATGCCGGACAGGAAGCGAGGGCCAGCAGCGGGCCTCAGCAGGGCCAGGAGCAGGGCATCAGTCGGCCAGGGTGGAAGTGTGGGCATTGGCCAGCAGCGGGGCCTCAGGAGGGTTCCCCGGTGCGGTTAAAGGTCACAGCTGGGCCCGTGCCGAACTGCGAAGCGATCACCCCCGCGCATCTCTCCCTAGATCGTCCTCCCTCACTCGGAAACGCCAGTACCGGTCAGGCTTGACCCAGACAACTGAATCGCCGGTCGCATCACCAAAAGCCTTAACAATTTCCGAGCCAATTACAGTATTTCCGTCGGCATTGGTGCGAGTAAGATCAGAGAATTTTTTCTTTTCAAGATAGTCAACAACATCATCCTGATAGATACAGCCTTCTTTCTGGAGCCTAGACAGCATCCATTGCGCAATTTCGGCAGGAGTGCTCATTTAAGGTCTTCCTCAGTCGCAGGCAGAAGTGCGTCCTCGGGGAAGACCCCTTTGTCCAGCTTTTTTCCAGCAAACCACTGACAACAATAACTTACAGAACCGTTCAACAGCGCAATTTCATCTAGGCATTCTACTGTCATAACGGGGCCGCCAGATTTCAGCCTAACTAGGTTCCCTGCCTTGTACTTTACTTTGTTCATGTTAGCAAGATTGTTGAATTCGTTTTTATTGTACCCACTCCGGCAATAGATGCCTACAGCTTCGCCAGCCGTGCCTGAGCGTTGAGCACCGCCACGGCGGCATTGAAGTTTCCAGCGGCCATGGCCCGCTTGAACAACGAATCCAACCTGGCCAACAGCATGGCCGTCATCTGCTGGCGGTCACAGTCCCAGCCCCGCATAAGTTCGCGACGGCCAGCGGCCACCAGCCGATCGGCGGTGCGGTGACTCACCCCCCATTGATCCCTGGCACGTTGGCGCACCTCGGCGGTGCTGCATCCATCCGTCAACCAGCCGGCCACCACGGCGGCACGGGCAACGGTGTGGGCAACTGCACCCCTTCCCCCTTCCACGCCATCGGCCGCCACGGTCATTCAGCAGAACCAACACCGTGGGCTTGCATCTGCAGGAGCACACGGCGCTCATCATCCGGGTGCAGCTCAGCGGCAGCGATGGCAGCAATCACGCCGGCCAGGAACTGACGGCGGATCCGTCGATCATTGGCCAGATCGCCCCACTGCCCACGGTGCTGCGGATGGTGTTCGAGCAACCATGCGCTCGCTCGCCAATCCCCCCCCGCACTACTGACGACGGCAGCCACCAGGGCCTCGGCGTCGGTGGAGTCACAACCGAGAATCGACATCACCGGAAAGGTGGGGGCGTCTCAGGTTTCCTTC